GTTGGAAGAATACGAACAATCTAAGAACAGAAAGGAATGCACTGAAGACTTCCTTACTTTTGTAAAATATTCTTGGAAAGCTTTTATTCAAGGCTACCACCATATTAAAATGGCGGATGCCTTTAATCGAGTTTCACGAGGTGAACTCAAACGATTGATTATCAATATGCCTCCCCGTCATACGAAATCAGAGTTTGCCTCGTATCTACTACCCGCTTGGTATTTGGGAAAGTACCCTGACCGCAAGATCATCCAGATTGCCCACACCGCAGAACTGGCGGTGGGCTTTGGACGTAAGGTTAGAAACTTTGTGGGTTCAGAAGACTTTAAGGAAATATTTCCTACAGTGGCTTTGCAAGCCGACTCTAAAGCTGCGGGACGTTGGAACACCAACAAAGGCGGAGAATACTTTGCGATTGGTGTAGGCGGAGCAGTAACAGGTAAAGGTGCGGATGTCCTCATCATTGATGACCCGCATTCAGAGCAGGAAGGACAGAGCGGTGATCCTCAAGTATTTGACCGAGTGTACGAATACTACACTTCAGGTCCACGTCAGCGTCTGCAACCGGGAGGTTCCATCGTGATTGTGATGACTCGCTGGCACAAACGGGACTTAACGGGACAGATACTGAAAGCCCAAGCCCAACGGGAAGGGGTGGACGAATGGGAAGTTATAGAGTTCCCCGCCATACTGCCTTCGGGAAAAAGTTTATGGCAGGAGTTCTGGGACATCAAGGAACTGGAGAAGTTAAGATCGGAACTGCCTGTAGCCAAATGGTCGGCTCAGTACCAACAAGACCCCACTGCGGAAGAAGGGGCGATTGTAAAACGGGAGTGGTGGCAGGATTGGGAACACGATGATCCGCCAAAATGTGAATTTGTTATCCAGTCGTGGGATACGGCTTTCCTCAAGACTCAACGGGCTGACTATTCAGCGTGTACGACTTGGGGGGTGTTCTATCAAGAGGATGAAGATACGGGGATGAAACAACCCAACATCATCCTGCTCGATGCTTTAAAAGAACGTATGGAGTTTCCCGCCCTGAAGAAAAGGGCTTTTGATCACTGGAAAGAATGGCAACCCGATGCTTTTATCGTGGAAGGTAAAGCGGCTGGGATGCCCTTGATCTTTGAACTGCGACAGATGGGGATACCCGTGTCCGAGTACACACCCAGTCGTGGTAATGATAAGATAGCGAGGGTTAATGCCGTAGCTGATCTGTTTGCTTCTGGAGTGGTGTGGGCACCAGAGAGAAGATTTTCCGAAGAGGTTATTGAGGAATTCGCTGCTTTCCCTAGTGGGGATCACGATGACTTGGTGGACTCTTCAACGCAAGCGTTGTTACGCTTTCGACAGGGCGGTTTCATTCCCCTCTACTCGGATGAAGAAGAGGAAGAGCTACCCATTAGACGAGCAGAATACTACTAACTAGGAGACAATTATGGGAATTAGAGCAATACAACGAAGACTCAGGCGGCAATTAGGCAAAGGAGCATTAAAGCCAAGAACTGTACAAAGACGTTTAAATAAAGAACGGATTCAAACTGCACCACCTCCACCAAAGCCTGTAAGAACAATAGAAGCAAAACAGGGTAGAAAGGTAGAATCCTATCAAGACCAAGTTATGAGAAAATTTATCGGTGGTCAAATAAAAAAAATGGCTACTGGTCGAAGGGTAGCTTCAGCAGGAACTTCTTACCGACCACATAGACCTCCGACTACTGTTACTAAACAACCTAAGAAAAAAAGAGGTTATGGTAAAGCAACCGAAGGAAAACCGACTCTTTCCAAAGGCGGAAAAATAAGAGCAGCACAAAAATCAAAAACTAAAAAATAAAGGAGAAAATTATGGCTCGACAGAGAAGATTTGAAAGTAAAGGAACCCCACAGCGTAGCATAAGGGGTGGTATTGGCAGAAGACCACGTGTGGAGCGAAAGAAAGGACCCATGGATGATGATTGGGACGACCCATTTTTGCACAGACCTCCGGGTATGGTTCACGGTGGAAAGGTGGAATCATATCAAGACCAAGTTATGAGAAAGTTTGGTGGTGGTCAAATAAAAGCAAAGAAAAGCGGTGGTAAAATAAAAGCTAAGAAAAAATAAAAAAATTTAACAATAAACTGGAGCAGTTATGTGGAAGAAAATAAAAGCATTTTTTAAGTGGGCGATAGAATATCCAGACCCAGAAAAAAAAGAAGAAGCAAGTGCGATAATACGCAAAAATGAACCTGATGACTCTTGGCGTGAGGATACGGTGTGGGAAGAAGAAGAATCCAAACGTGCCAGAGACAAGAAAGGTCAGTATCGTGGAGATGATAAATCCACACCTGATGTAAACGAGGCATGGGAAAGCGGAAAGGCACCCAGTAAGAGCGGGCTTCACAAGAAAAAGAAAAAGAAAAGGAAATAGATGGCTGATAAACCGCTACAGACACCAGAAGAAACGGTGGAGGGTACTCCTTTGGAGATACTCATATCCAATCCCGATGAAGTAGCTATTGCTACGGAAGACGGGGGGATGATCATTGACTTTGATCCTGCGTCAGAAGACTTAGGCGATCAGTTCAATGATAATCTGGCGGAACACATGGACGATCCAGTTTTGCAGTCGTTGGGTTCTGAACTGGTGGGTTATTACATGGGAGACAAGGAGTCTCGAAAAGATTGGGAAGATACTTATATTAAGGGCTTAGATCAACTGGGCTTGAAGATAGAGAATCGAACCGATCCTTGGGATGGAGCTTGCGGTGTATTTCACCCATTATTAACTGAAGCAGTAGTACGCTTTCAGGCACAAGCAATCACCGAGGTATTTCCGCCCAAGGGTCCTGTACGCACACAAATAATAGGAACCGTTGATGCGGAAAAGGAAGAGCAAGCTAATCGGGTTAAAGATTATTTAAACTATCTTTTAACCGATAAGATGACAGAATATCGTATAGAGACGGAGAAGCTTTTATTCAGTTTACCTTTGGCGGGTTCGGCTTTTCGTAAAGTTTATTTTGATCATAATATGGGCAGACCCTGTTCCATGTTTGTACCTGCTGAAGATTTTGTGGTGAGTTATGGAGCTTCCGATCTCTCCACTTGTGAACGAGCTACCCATGTAATGAAGAAGACTGCGAATGAGGTCAGAAAATTACAGGTCAATGGTTTTTATAGGGATGTAAAGTTATCTTCTCCCTCAGACGTAGTAGATGATATACAAGAAAAATACAATCAATTAACAGGCGATAACGCTAATTATGATTATGACCAACGCCATACGCTGTTGGAGATGATGGTAAATTTAGATTTAGAAGACTTTCCTGATATGAAGGACGGAGAGCCTACGGGCATAGCTCTCCCCTATATCGTAACAATAGAGTTGGCATCCAGAACCATCTTATCTATAAGACGAAACTGGTATGAAGATGATGAACAAAAGATGCCTCGACAGCATTTCGTTCACTACCAATATCTCCCCGGACTAGGATTTTATGGCTTCGGGCTTATTCATTTAATTGGTGGTATAGCGAAGTCGGCTACCAGTTTGTTACGACAATTAGTGGATGCTGGTACGCTCTCCAACCTACCCGGAGGCTTAAAAGCCAGAGGGTTAAGAATCAAGGGAGACGATACTCCCATTATGCCCGGAGAATTTCGGGATGTGGATATTCCCGGAGGTGCAATTAGAGACAACATAACCTTCTTGCCCTACAAGGAACCGTCTGCCGTACTCTATCAATTACTGGATAATCTGGTAGAGGAAGGAAGAAGATTTGCTTCAGTAGCTGATATGAAAGTGGCTGACATGAATAATCAGGCTCCCGTAGGAACGACTTTAGCTATTCTGGAACGATCCATGAAAGTCATGGGTGCAGTACAAGCCAGAATCTTTGCTTCCATGAAACAGGAATTAAAAATATTGACGGGTATTGTGAGGGACTTTGGACCCACTGAATATCCTTATGCGACTGAAGGACAGGAATTATTGCCCGAAGATTTTGATGACAAGATAGATGTGATCCCTGTAGCCGATCCGAATGCTTCAACTACGGCACAGAGAATTATGCAGTACCAAGCTGCCTTACAGTTAGCACAACAAGCACCGCAAATGTATAACATGGCGGAATTGCATCGTCAGATGCTGGAAGTATTAGGTATTCGTGATCCCGATAAGATTGTGCCTTTAGAGGACGACATACCACCGCTTAACCCAGTTTCTGAAAATATGAACATATTGAACGAAACGCCAGTGAAGGCATTCATGTATCAAGACCACGAAGCTCATATTGTAACGCATATGGCGATGGCAAATGATCCGAAAATTAAAGAATTGATCGGTCAGAGTCCTAATGCCGTAGCCATATTAGGGGCGTTTGCTGATCACGTTACCGAACATATTGGCTTCCAGTATCGCAAGGAAATAGAAAAACAACTGGGTGTGCCATTACCGCCTCCAGAAGAACCACTTCCAGAGGATATAGAAGTACGTCTGTCCAAACTGGTAGCGGAAGCCGCACAACGGGTGCTTAATAAAGACCTAGCCGAACAACGACAAAAAGAAATTCAAGAGAAGATGGAAGACCCTGTAATTCAACAGCGTGAACGTGAATTGGATATTAGGGAACAAGACGTGCAACGCAAGATGAAAGCGGATGCTGAGAAGATAGCGACTGATCTCAAGAAGATGGAATCGCAAGAAAAGATAGCAGGAGCCAAGATAGGAGCAGACCTGATTACCGATAAAGAATCCATTACTTCGCAAGAGAAGATAGCAGGAGCTAAGATCGGTAAAGATGTAGCAGAAACCTTATTGGATATAGACAGTAAGAAAAAAAGGTAAAAAATAATGGCTGAAATGAGCAGAGAGAATTTTCCTGACGCACTGAGAGGAAAAATAAGAGAAA